CTAGCCCTCCTGGTCGACGCCGACGACGAGGTGGCACTCGACGATTTCGGCGCGAGGGATGCGCAGCGTCTCTTCCGGGTTGAACTGGCGCAGCACCAGCGCGTCATCGTTCCAGCTGACGAACTGCTTGATCAGCACGGCCTGGTCGCGCTTGTAGACGACGACGTCGCGGCCGCGGATCGGCGGCTTGAACGGGTTGACGTGGAGCAGCCAACCCTGCTCGTAGCGTGGCTCCATCGAGTCGCCGGTCATGTAGATCGCGTAGGCGTCGCGTACCCCGGCGAGGTTTGCCGGGCGCGGCGTATAGCCGATCGGACCGTCTTGTAGAAACATCTCGCGCTCGTTGCCGCCGCCGCGCGCGCCGCTGCGGATCGGCATCGTGTCTTGGCGCTGCGGCAGGGGCAGGGGGGCGGGACCGGCACCGGCTGGGCGCGGCGGCCGGCCGCGCCGCCCCGGCTCGGGCGATGGGGTCGGCGTGTCGTCGACGTGATGCGACAGCTCTTCCTGCGGGACGCCGAGAAAGGCCGCGATCTGCGCCGCTTCCAGCAATTTCATCCCGCGCTCGCCGCGCAACATGCGCGAGACGGCTGAGGGCGGCAGACCGAGATGCCGCGCGAGGTCGGCCTGGGTGCGGCCGACCCGTTCGAGGGCGTTGTGAAACCAGATCGTGTCCATTTTGCGAAATTGTCATATTGACATGCTATTTTGCGATGATATATCGCGATTGCGATAATGGCAATAGGCAAGGGAGCGGGCCGTGGATGGTGGGGGATTTCGTGCGCCTGGTCGACGGAACGATGAGGCTGAGGACGAAGGTTGCGCCTTTATCCTTGATGGGGGTGGGAACTGCGGCGAGGTGCGACAGCGCGGCTCAGTCTATTGCGCGCATCACCATGCGTTGTGTCATGTGCCCGAGGGCAGCTCCCGCGAGCGGCGCAGGTTGAGGGAAACCGAGGCGCTGGCGAGTGCGGTCGGTGGTCGTCGCGGGCGTTCGGCGCGCGTGCCGCCGGATCGCTTTCTGAGACGGCTCGAAAATGTCACTCGCGGCTTCGTGCAACCTAAATGTTCACGTATTGTTCGAGAGGGTGAGCCATGACGCGACGCCGACAATCCGAAAAACGGCCGAACGCGGACGTGATAAGCCCGGAACGGCTGCAGCACGGGCCGGTCGAGCTTGTGCAGGCGGTTATTGCCGACGCGGACGGGCGGCCGGCGCGACCGTACCGTGCGGTCGATACGCTGATGCTCATGGAACGGCGAGGCTCGATCACCGCCGACATGCGGCAGGCGGGCGAGGATTTCCGCCAGCGTTTCGCGGTGGCGCAACTCGATCCGCTGCGCGCGCTCGACCTGTCGCGGCTGAGTCTTGGTGATAAGCCGTCGCGCCAGGGCGACCATGCGCCCGGGCTGCGGGTCGAGGCGGCGCGCGGCGCGGTGTGGCGCGCGATCGGCGCGGTCGGCGGCATCGCCTCGCCGGCGGGGTCCTGTCTGTGGCACGTCGTCGGCTGGGAGCGGTCGCTCAAGGAATGGGCGCAGGAACAGGGCTGGGCCGGGCGTCGGGTCAGCCAGGAGGCGGCCTCGGGAATTCTCGTCGCCGCGCTCGGCGCGCTCGAAGCGCATTTTCGTTAAAGTACGATTATCGCAAATTTTGTTATTGACAAATCCAGATCGATCGAGTACAAACTGCTCACCCTGGCGGAACTGGGCGCGGCGACAAGCCGGCGCCCCCGCCGCATCTCCCTCGGAGCTTGGTTCTTGGCAACGCGATCGCGACGGCGGGGACGCACCCGGTCGGCATCGGATGACGCGCTGCGCCATCTCGGTCCGCCCGAAACGGAGGACGCCGAGACTGCCGAAGACACCGAAGCGCCGTTTGAAGATGTCGAGGCGCGGGCCGCCCGGCTCGGTGTGACGGTCGAAAAGGTGCTGCGGGAATACGCTCATATCGCCTTTGCCATCTACGACACATCCTCGACTGGGATGCGGAACACATCTACGTCAAAGAGAAGCTGAGCAAGGCGAACGCCGCGGCTATCGCCGAGATCGGCACCGGGACGGCAGGAAAAGGGCCGGTTCGGGTCAAGCTTTACGACAAGAAGGCGGCGCTCGACGCGATCGCCCGCCATCTCGGCATGTTCACCCCGCGCGAGCGGCGGCAGGACGAAGACGACGATTGGGAAGCGGAGGCGGAGGCAGCGCGTGAGGAGCTTGCTCGCTGGCTGGCTCGCCTCGCTGCCGAGCGCGACGAGGATAAGGCTCCTCAATAGCCTTCCCCGGCGGGTCCTCTACACGCTCGACCACGATTGGCCGCTCAAAGGGCGTGACACCCAGCAGCCGCCGGAAGGCGACTGGCGGGTTTGGCTGCTGCTCGCGGGGCGCGGGTTTGGCAAGACGCGGACCGGGGCCGAGTTCGTGCGGCGGCAGGTTTCGGCACATCGGGCGCGGCATATCGCGCTGGTGGCGCCGACCGCGGCCGATGCCCGCGATGTGATGATCGAAGGTGAAAGCGGGTTGCTGGCGGTCGCGACCCGCAAGCAGCGGCCGATTTACGAGCCGTCGAAGCGGCGGCTGACCTGGCCGAATGGCGCGATCGCGACGACCTATTCCGCGGACGAACCGGAACGGCTGCGGGGGCCGCAACACGATTTCGCCTGGTGCGACGAGCTGGCGGCGTGGCGCTATCCCGAGGCCTGGGACATGCTGATGTTCGGGCTGCGGCTCGGCGACGACCCGCGCGCCGTGGTCACCACCACGCCGCGCCCGACCAAGCTGATCAAGGCGCTGGTCGCCGACGCGAAGGTCGTCGTCACACACGGCACGACCTACGACAACAAGCACAATCTGGCGCCGGGCTTTCTCGAACAGATCGTGCGGAGTTACGAGGGCACGCGGCTCGGACGGCAGGAGCTCGACGCCGAAATCCTCGAAGACGTGCCGGGTGCGCTGTGGGGTCACGGCATGATCGACGCGGCGCGAGTCTCCAGCGTGCCGCAGCTGACACGGATCGTCGTGGCGATCGATCCGGCCGCGGGTTCGGGCGAGCATTCGGACGAGACCGGCATCGTCATCGCCGGCAAGGATGCCGGCGGGCACGGCTATGTGCTCGCCGATCTGTCGGGCCGCTACACGCCGACCGAATGGGCGAGGGCGGCGATAGCTGCCTATCGGACGCACGGCGCCGACCGCGTCGTCGCCGAAGTGAACAACGGCGGTGAGATGGTCGAGGCGACGATCCGCATGGTCGATCCGAGCGTCGCTTTCACCGCGGTGCGCGCCTCACGCGGCAAGGTCGCGCGGGCCGAGCCGGTCGCCGCGCTCTACGAGCAAAGCCGGGTGCATCATCTCGGCGCGCTGGCGCGGCTCGAAGACCAGATGTGTTGCTTCGCGCATGATTTCGACCGCGACACAGCCGGGTATTCGCCCGACCGGGTCGACGCGCTGGTCTGGGCGCTGACCGAATTGCTGGTCGCGCCGGTCGCCGGCGAAGGGATTTTCGAGGCGTATCGCCGCCTCGCGCAAACGGGACATGACCAACAGGAGCAAAAGGCGCCATGACGCTGCTCGTCAAAGACGCAAACACCACGATCCAGTCGTTGTCTACCGAGACGGATGGCGGCGGCAACCTCGTGCCGGTGCATGCGCCGGCCTCGGTTGTGGCGGGGGTCGCGAACCCGGTTGGGCCGACCAACCCGTTGCCGGTGATCAACACCGCCGGCGCCGTCGCGAGCGATGGCAGCGGGTCGGTCGCGACGGGCGGTAGCCCGCAGACGCTGTTCGGCGGCACGGTGCCGGTGAACGGCTTTCTGGTGCGGAACAATTCGTCAGCTGCCTTGTGGATCTGCGACACCGGGATCGCCTCGAACGGCGGCGCCAGCATCCAGCTCGCGGCCAATGGCGGGCTGTTCGCGACGCCCTCGGGATACAAGCCGGCCGGCGCGGTCAGCCTTTATGGCGCGACGACCGGCCAGGTCTTCGCCGCGCGGCGGTGGTGACGTTTGGGCCGCGCGCGCTGCACGAGCGCGGTGCGTCCTTCGAGGCTCCCTCCGGTCGCACCTCAGGATGAGGACGGTTTGCGGATGGCATTAAGAAAAATCCTCATCCTGAGGCGCCTCGCGTCAGCGAGGCCTCGAAGGACGCAACGTCAAATGTTCATTGACCGCGTCCTTGCGCTGGCGGCATTCGCCGCTTGCGGGCTGGTGGTGTCGGCCGCGTTGGCGCAATCGCCGGGCAATTTCTCGACGCTGTCGACGACCGGTACGGCGACGCTCGGCGGCACCGTGCTGGCTTGCGGCGGGCAGCCGTGGATTGATGTGCGCTGTAACGGCGCGACCGGAGACGACACGCACGACGACACCAGCGCGATCCAGGTGACGATCACCACCGCGATCACCAATAACTGGCCGGTGCATATCCCGGCCGGGACCTACAAGGTGACAAGCGGTCTCGTGATCGACTATGCCGGCCAGGCGGGGAACGGGTTCCGGCTGGTCTCGGAAGGCGCGACGCTCGACGGCACTGGCATCGCCTCCGGGCCGGTGCTGCAAGTCGAATGCTCCGGCGGCACGACCGGAAGCCCGACGGGCTGCTTTTATTTCAAGGAAGAGGGTGCGCTCTTTGTGCGGGCCAACGCGTCCGGTTACGCGGTGGTGATCGGCAAGAGCGATTTCTCCGACGCGCATAATTCGATCAAGATCGATCATTTGGTCGTCAACAACGCTAACACGAGCTCGGCGGCGGGCGGGCTGCAGCTCAATTATGTGCTCGACAGCGATATTTATGCGGTCGCCGACAGCGCCGGTGGCGCGGCGGGGATCGCGCTCGAACAGACGCAATTCTCGCGGATTTCCGGCGCCGGATCGGCGGCTGGGACCGGCGGTGCGGCGATGCTGCTGGGGAATGGCTACGATTTTTCCAACACGGTCTTTGGCTTTGATTTCGAGGTGGCGCCGACCTGCCTGTCGATCACCACGAGCCATGACGGCCAGAACAGCTTTGTCTCGCCCTATTTCAACTGCGCGACCGCGGTCAATGCCACCGCGAGCACCCGCAACCTGCTGATCAACCCGACCTATGCCGGTGCCGTCACCAATCGCGGGCCGCAATCGACGGGCGTGCAAGTGGTCGGCACGGGAAGTTGGGCGGTGTGGCAGTTTCCCAGTACCACGAGCTACACGGCGAGCGGCATCGATGATGGCACGGCGATCTCGTCCTACAACGCGCCAGGCGCTTCGCTGGCGGTGACATTGCCGGCGCCGAACGCGGTTAACGCCGGCTGGCGGATGGGTTTCGCGACCGATAACGGCAAAGGCATGACCGTGACCGCGCCATCCGGCTCGATTGTGTCGGGTGGGAAGGCGCTGTCATCGGTGACGCTCGGCCCGGGCAATTACGAGTATCTCGAGCTGCAATCGGATGGCAACAATTTCCGCGTTGTCACCGGCACGCGAAACACGCTCGCCACCAACGGGCTGCAAAGCCGTGATTGGCCAGGTAATTGGCTCTACCCGTCAACATCGGGTTATGCCGCGCAACTTGGTGACAATGGGAACGTCGTGTCGAGCTTCAACAGCTCGGCCGGACTGACGGTGACATTGCCCCCAACCACGGGATTGCCGTCTGGCTGGTCGATGGGGTTCGCGACCGATCAGGGCAAGAGCCTCAAGGTGCAGGTCAACGGCACGAGCGGCGGGCACATCCTTTACCCGCTGGTCAATACCTCCGGGCAGAGCTCGCTGACCCTCGCCGGGAATCAGTACGAATATGTGACGCTGCAATATGACGGTTCGGGCGATTTCCGCGTCGAGCAGATGACGCCGGCCACCGCGCAGCAACTTGGTGTGGCGGGGATCGGTGGGATCAGCCGGTGGAGTTTCCCCTCGGGGAGCGCCTATGCGGCCACGGTCGCTGACAATGGCAATGCGATCGCCGACGCGCACGACATCACCCGGCTCGCGATCGAGACGCGCAAGGACCAGCTCGAACGGCTCGACTGGGCGATCCGGGTGATCGGCGACAAGCCGCGGCAGCCGCATGCCGCGGGGCGCGTCCAGGCAGTGGCGGAGTTCTGGCGCCGGCCCGACGGCGAGCGGCCGTTCGCGACCTGGCTGCGCGAGCTGATGGAAGATTTGCTGGTGCTCGACGCGCCGGTGCTCGAACTCCGGCGCAACCGCGGTGGCGCGCTGATCGGGCTCGACATTGTCGACGGCGCGACGATCAAGGTGCTGGCCGACGAGACCGGCCGCCGTCCGCGCCCGCCGGCGCCGGCCTATGAGCAGGTGATCAAGGGCAGGCCATGGAAGCTGCTGACCAGCGACGAGCTGCTTTATTGGCCGCACAATCCGCGCCCGCACAAGGCTTACGGTTTTAGCCCGGTTGAGCAGATCGTGATGACGGTCAACATCGCGCTGCGCCGCCAGGTAATGCAGCTGCAGCATTTTACCGACGGCAACGTGCCGCCGGGGCTGCTCAACGCGCCGGATGGCTGGAATGTCGAGCAGATTTCGCTGTTCCAGGAATGGTTCGACAGCGTCTTGGCGGGAAACACCGGGTCGCGCACGCGGCTGGTGTGGGGGCCGTCGGGGTCAAAATACCAGGCGTTCAAGGAAGCGCCCTACAAGGACGATTTCGACGAATGGCTGGCGCGGATCGTCTGCTACGCGTTTCGCTGCCGCCGACCGCCTTCACCAAGCAGGTGAACCGGGCGACCGCGGAAACCTCGCAGGACACTGCAGCGACCGAGGGTCTCGCGCCGCTGATGCTGTGGGTCAAGCGGCTCTGCGACCACGTGATCCAGGATCTGATGGGTCACCCCGACCTCGAATTCGCCTGGGGCGATCTGCGGCCGGCCGACCCCGCCGAGCAGGCCAAAATCATCGATATTTATGTGCGCGACGGCATCTACGCGATCAACGAGGCGCGGGGGCTGCTGGGCCTCGACCCCGTCTTCGGTGGCGACCAGCCGATGATCTACGGCGCCCAAGGCGCGGTGCCGCTTGGTGCTTCCTCTTCAACAACACGGTGATCCGCATGCGCTTTTACGCTCCGATCGCCAAGGTCGATGCCGTCGAGCGGATGGTCTGGGGTTATGCCTCGACCGAAGCCGAGGACGACCAGGGCGAGGTCATCACCCGCGACGCGCTCGCCGCGGCGCTGGGCGATTATTTGAAATTCGCCAATATCCGAGAAATGCACCAGATGTCGGCGGTCGGTGTCGCCGAGGAGGCGGGGTCGATGACAAGGGGCTTTATGTCGGCGCCCGCATCGTCGACCCTCGCGCCTGGGACAAGGTGACGGGCGGCGTCTACAAGGGGTTTTCGGTCGGCGGCAAGGTGAAGGCGCGCTCGCCCGCCGATCGAAATGTCATCACCGCGCTGTCGCTCACCGAGATCAGCCTGGTCGACCGCCCGGCCAACCCCCGAGGCGGTGTTCGATTGCTGGAAGGCGGAGGGCGGCCTCAGGGGAGATAGCCATATGGCGGAGGACATCGACCACGCCGATCCCGGCTTTCAGGCCGACGGCAAAAAGCGCTACCCGCTCGATACCGAGCGGCATATCCGCGCCGCCTGGGCCTTTGTCCATATGGCGAGCAACACGGCGCCCTACACCGCAGGTGAGCTGCAGCAGATCCGGGACCGCATCGTCGCCGCGTGGAAGGACAAGATCGACCCAGCCGGGCCGCCTGCCGCCACTGGGCCGGCGTCAAACGCGATCGCCAACCAGGCTTCGCTCGACCATGTCCACGATTGCCTCAAGGCGATGACCGATGGCGATTGCTGCAAGCCCAGTGCGGCCGGGCGGCATGGGCGGGTGTTGCTCGGCCATCTCAAAGAGGCGCACGACGCGCTGTGCCGCGCCGGCGCCAAATGCGAAGGGTTTGTCCCAGAAGCCCACGAAGCCGGCGCCGAGGGCGACACCGACAAAGCGGCACGGGGCGGTGACCTGATGAAAGCGTTTGCCAGCGAAATCCTGCCGCGGCTCGATGCGCTCGCCAAACGCGTCGCCGAGCTGGAGGCGACGCCGTTGCCGCCGCAGACCATGGCGCGCGCGACCGCCAGCCTCACCAAGCGCGAAGACAGCGCCTATCCCGGGGCCTCGCCCGACGACGTTGTCGCCACGCTGGCCCGCATGAGCGACGAGGACCGCACCCTGACCCTCATCAAAGCCGCGCATGCCGACCCGATAAGGCCGTTTGGCTCACGCCCGCGCGCTTAGCCGATGGTCGATTGACGAAACCGGTCACTCATCGTATCTTTCATATGCAAGAAAACTGGCTATATCTTGCGTTATGAAGGATCGAATGCAGACCGCGACGCGAGCGTCAAGGACCTCGGCCATTCCGGGAGCCGAGCGAGAAGGCATGATACTGAGCAAGGCCGTCATTCGGGCCGCCGGATTTCTTGGTCTGTCCAACAAGGTTGTGGCGCGTACCATCGGCCTGTCGGAAGCGTCGGCGTCGCGGTTGCGGAGCGGCGATTATGTCATCTCACCCGAAACAAAAACGTTTGAATTGGCACAGTTATTTGTGCGGCTTTTCCGTAGTCTCGATTCGATCGTGGGCAGTGACGACGACACACTCAAGTCTTGGATGAGAACGCCTAACACCGCTCTCGGCGATAGACCGCTTGATCTGATACAGACCGTCCCCGGTTTGGTGGAAGCGCTGCGATATGTGGACTCCCGACGCGCTCCGCTCTGAAGCCCACGCGTGGAATGCCGATTTGTGGCGTGCTGTCGAGTCTCAGGCAAAAGCGTCGACGATGCGATTAACCGACACGCTCGACGAGCAAGAGTTGCTCGAAGCGATACTGGAGCGCAGCAAGCCACGCCTGCCGGCGGAATGCGAGAAGTTGCACTATCTGCTGGCAACGCCCTTCCGATACGCGCCCTATCCTCATGGCTCTCGGTTTCGAAGAGCTGGTCAGCGGGAGGGGGTATTCTATTGTTCGGAGATGCCGCAAACCGCCGTCGCGGAAACGAGCTTTTATCGACTTTTGTTTTTTGCGGAAGCACCGGGGGTGAAACTTCCATCCTCGGCAGTCGAGCACACCGTGTTTTCCGTTCGCTGTCGATTTTTGCTGGCGCTGAACCTCTGCAAAGCGCCGCTCGACCGCGATGCGGAGATCTGGGGACAGCCTGTCGATTATGCGGGATGTCAGGATTTGGCGGATGCGGCGAGGGCAGGGGGTGTTGATGCCATTCGTTACGCGTCGGTGCGCGATCGGCGTGGGGGAATGAATTGCGCGATATTGTCGCCGTCGGCTTTTGCCGAGCGTCGGCCGCGGCGAGAGCAAACCTGGCACATCATGCCCGGGGCACAACTGATCCGGGCATGGTGCGAAAGTCCGCGCCAGTCGCTGGAGTTTCGCCGAGAAGATTTCAATGACCCACGCCTGATCTAACCTCAGGACCTACTCACTTTTTACCCAACCCGCCGCTTCGGCGGGTTTTTTGTTGCCCGAGCGGAGGGAAATGACCCGATGAACCCGACACTAGACACGCTCGATCTGGTCAAGGGCGCGCTGCGCTCGCCCAGCGACCAGATCGCCAAGACGATCAACACCGGCACCGGCCTGGTTGCGTTCGATTTGCAGGCGCCGGCGAAAAACCTCTATCCGTTTGTCACACCGATCCGGAATGTTATCCCGCGTGTCGGTGGCGGCACTGGCACCGCGACGCATTGGCGGCAGGTGAGCGCGCTGGTCGGCTCCGGCTTTGACGCGATGGGCTGGGTACCGGAAGGCCAGCGCTCGGCGCAGATGTCGTACCAGACGGCCACGAAATCGGCGACGTTTGTCACGATCGGCGAGGAGGACGCGGCGACCTACGAGGCGATCAGTGCCGGCCGCGACTTTGAAGACATCCAGGCGCGCATGACCTTCCGCCTGCTGCAGAAGATGATGCTGAAGGAGGAGATGGCGATCCTCGGCGGCAACGCCTCGCTGCAACTGGCGTGCCGGCGACACCGGTGCTGTCGGCCGCGGGTAGCGGCGCGACGCTGCCGGCCGCAACCTATTACGTGAAGGTTGTCGGTCTGACACTCGAAGGCTACCAGAATTCGAGCGTATCGGGCGGTGTCGCCGCGACAAAGACCATCACCGGCGCCGACGGCGCCACCTATACGCTCTCCGGCGGGTCGTCCAACGTCAGCGCCGAGACGAGCCAGGCGGTGACATCGGGTCAGACCTTGTCGGCGACCGTCACGCCGCTCGCCGGTGCGGTCGCCTATGCCTGGTATGTCGGCACCGCGACCGGCGCCGAAACGTTGCAGGCGATCACCACGGTCAACAGCGCCGCCTTCTCGGCGCCGGTCACCAGCGGTCAGCAGGCGCAGACCGCGATCACCGCCGACAATTCGGCCAATCCGAATTACGCCTATGACGGGCTGCTGACGAGCGCATTCAAGAGCGGGTCGAACGCCTATGTCGCGACGCAGGCGACGGGCACCGCCGGCACCGGCACGCCGCTCACCTCGTCGGGGCGCGGCTCGGTGGTCGAGATCGACACGATGTTCCAGACGATGTGGAACAACTACCAGCTCTCGCCGACCGTGCTTTATGTCAACGTGCAGGAGCTGAAGAACATCACCGCCAAGGTGCTGTCGAACGCTTCGTCGCCGCTGTTGCGTTACAATGTGAATGACGACGGCAACCCCTATGACCTCGCGGCGGCGGGCGCGGTGTCGTTCTACTTCAACCCGTATGCGCTCAATGGCGGTCTGCGCATTCCGATCCGCATCCACCCGAAGGTACCGCCCGGCACGATCATCGGCTGGGCCGAGAATTTGCCGGTGCAGTACCAGTCGAACGAAGTGCCGAATGTCGCCGAGGTCAAGACGCGGCAGGACTACTACCAGATCGACTGGCCGATCGTGACCCGCCAGCGCCAGGTCGGGGTCTACGCCGAAGAGGTGTTCGCGGTCTACGCGCCGTTTGCGATGGGCGTCATCACCAATATCGGCAACGGTTGACCGCAGATTGTCATTGCGAACCTCGGGCTTGGCCCGAGGGGAAGCAATCTCGATCCACCGAAGACTCCTCCGCGCGAGATTGCTTCCTCGCCTCACGGCTCCTCGCAATGACAACGGGAGAACTACATGGCCTTTGGCGACCTTTGTCAGCTGAGCGACGTTACGGCGTGGCTGCAGACCGGACAAAACCCGTTTCCGGCGACCGATGACGCGCTGTTGACGCGCCTCATCACCGCGGCGAGCCAGTTTATCCAGAGCTGGCTGCAACGGCAGATCGCGGTGAGCGACTGGATCGAGTTGCGCGACGGCAATGGCGGGCAGCGCATGGCGTTTGCCAATTTTCCGGTGAGCGCGGTGCTGGCGCTGTCGATCGACGGGATCGTGATCCCGCCGGCCCCGGCCACCGGCGGGTTTGGCGCGGGCTATGTGTTCAGCCCGACCGAGCTCGCGCTGCGCGGTTATGTGTTCAGTCGGCGGGCGCAGAACGTCATCGTCACCTACACCGCCGGCTATGCGAGCGTGCCGCCCGATATCAGGCAGGCCTGCATCGAGCTGGTGTGCCAGCGTTATCGCGAACGCAGCCGGATCGGTGAAGTGTCAAAGGCGCTGATGAGCGGCGAGACCGTCACCTACTCGCAAAAAGACATGAGCGACGACGTGAAGACGCTGCTCCAGCAATACCAGGTCGTCGCGCCGGTCTCGGGCTTTGCGCGCGGGTTGGCGGCGACCGCGACCGACACAGCGACGATGGCGGCGGCGCTATGATCAGCGCATCGATCAGTGGCCTCGACACGCTGACCGCGCGGCTCGAAGCGCTGCCGCAGACGCTTGCCGAGCGCCTGGCGCAAGAGGTCGAACGGCTGGGCGGCGTGTTGCGCGACCGCGTCGAGCGCAACCTCTCGGGTGCCGTGCTGCAGCAACGCAGCGGGCGGCTCGCCGGCAGCATCGCGGTCAATGTCGAGCGGGCAGGGATGGGCGTCAGCGCCTCGGTCACCAGTGATGCGCCTTATGCCGCGATCCACGAATATGGGGGCACGATCCCGGCGCGTGCGATCCTGCCGCAAAGCGCACGGGCGCTGGCGTTCCCATGGCGCGGCCAGCAGCGTTTCTTCAAGCGCGTGCAGCTGCCGGCGGTGACGATGCCCGAGCGCTCTTTCATGCGCTCGGCACTCGACGAAACCGCGCCCGAAATCCAGGCCGCGATCCAAGCCGCGGCGGTCGAGGCGGTGCAGGGATGATCAGCCGCGAGCCGATTTATGCCGCGCTGTTTGGGCTGCTTGAGAGTGCGGCGGATTTCACGGTCGTCGACCGGCGCCTGCGGCATTGGAGCGATGTCGCGCCGGCCGAGCAGCCGGCGCTGTTCATGGCGCAAAAGAGCGAGCTGGCGAAGATCAACACGCTGGGCGCGCCGACCGTGTGGACGCTGTCGGTCGATGTCTATGTCTACGTGCATTCGAGCGACCCTTATCTCGCGCCGGCGACGGTGCTCAACCCGCTGCTCGACGCGGTCGAGGCGGCGCTGGCACCATCGGTGACGACCGGGCTTCAGGATCTCGGCCTGCCGGAAACGGTGCAGCACGCCTATATCGCCGGCAAGGTCGAGACCGATGAGGGCGTGCTCGGCGACCAGGCGGTCGCCATCGTGCCGATCGAGATTCTCTGCGTCGGTTGACCAAGAAAGGTCATTCCGGGGCGGCCTGAAAGGCTGAACTCGGAACCATGAGCACGGGCGGAGCCAGGCTCCAGGAGGCCTGTGTCCATGGGTTCCCGCTTTCGCGGGAATGACAACGAGAAAACGCCACCATCCCAAGGACCATTCGATGAATCCAAAATATTTCGGCCTAGCGGTCCCGCTGCTGCTCGCGCTGGCCGCGCCGGCGAACGCCGACAACAGTCAGGGCCCGTTTCAAGCATTGCAACCGGGCGCGCTCTCGCCGCCGGCGGAGCTCGTCATTCCGAACGGCAGCGGCGGCACGGTGCCGCCCAGCGCTGTATTGCCGCTCCCGGTTGGTGGCACGGTGACGATCAACACGCTGGCCACTATCAACGGCTCGGGCGCGGTGACGCGGCCGGCTAATACGACCGCCTATACCGGCTCGCAGCTGATCGCCAACAACACGAGCGGCAATGTCACGCCGACGCAGATTACCGTCACTGGCACCAATGCCGGCACCGGCAAGCTTACCGCGGCGTTTGCCGAGACCAGCTATACCGGCTCTTCGGCGCCGCCGACGCAGTATTGGCACCTGTTCTCGAACTCGGGGATCACGGTCGCGAGCCTCAAGGATCAGTCGGCCTATGTCGGCCCTTACGCGGCGGATGTCACCGGCGGTTCTTACATCGGGACGCTTACCTGCGCGTCATGGCAGAAGACCAATGACGGCACCGCGCAGTGGTTCTCGCCCTGCTCAAGCAACAACGCGATGATCCCGGCGCTGCCGTTCAAGGCGCTCGCCGGCGCGACCTATCTATATGCGCTCGTCGAGACGGGTTCGGGCGGGTATACGCCGCTTTCCGGCGAGGTCGAGACGCTGCTGGTATCCACCGATCGCGATGAGTAGCCCGATGCGCGGAAAATTCGCCCTAGGGGCCGGGTCGCGGCTAATCGGCGGCTTGGCCCTGGCTATCCTCATCATCGGCAACGCAAATGCTGATCGGCTCAGGCAACGGGATCAACTGGGCGCACAGGGTTGGGTGCTGCCGGGCGCGGCGCTCGACCTCAATTTCGTCCAAGGCCGGTATTGGGGAGGAAAGAGCGGCTGCCGTGCGGCAGCGACCTGCCTCAACGTGGTCCGTGCCTGGCCGGCACCGCACAGGACAGCGCCGGCAACGTCATCTCGTTCCCCAACGGTCAGCCGCGCGTCACCAATCAGGGGCTGCTCGTCGAGGAAAGTCGCACCAACGGTCAGCCCTATAACGAAATGGCCGGCGCGGTGGCGGGTTCGCCGGGCTCGATGCCGACGGGTTGGAGCTACTCGCAATCGGGCGGTTTGGTGATCTCGGTGGCAGGGACGGGGACGGAGAACGGGCTGCCGTATTTCGATCTCAATCTTGCGGGCAACGTGGCCAGTTCGGGCAGTTTCAACATCAATTTCAACACGAACAACACCGCGATCGCCGCGTCGAATGGTCAGATCTGGACGGGCAGTTGGTTTTGGCGCGTGAGCGCCGGCTCCGCATCGACGCTATCGGGCTGCACGTATTTTATCGACATCTATAATTCGAGCGGATCGTTTCTGACGCAGCTCGGAACGGCGATGAGCATGCCCACCGCGACGACCTTGGGGTTGGGCCGCGTGCAAGGAGCCCAAACGCTCAACAACGCATCGACCGCCTACGTCAACCACTTCCTCAGTTGTGCATGGACGGGAGCGCAAACGATCAACGTCACATTCCGCTTTGGCCCCGCTCAGCTCGAACAAGGCCAGGGCGCGACGAGCCTTATCTACACCAACGGTGCGGCGGTGACGCGTCAGGCTGATTTCATCACCGTCGCCGGCATTTGGCCAGGCGGTCACCGCCTATGTGCTGGCGACCCCGGAGCTGCCGACGAGCTATGGCACGACGCAGACGCCGTTGCAGATCGACGAGGGCGACAACCTGCAGCGGATCGATATCGACCGCGGCAGCGGCTCGGGGCGACTCAGCGGCGGCATCACCTCGAACAACACGGCCTGGGGCGCGCCCAGCGGAGGGGTTTGGCCGCAGAACACGCAATGGCCGGTCGCCTACACCTTGCAGACCAACGACCAGGCGATCGTCTACAGCGGTTCCCTTAATACCTATGGCGGCACGGCCGAGATGTTCACACCAGCGCGCATCGTCATTGGGGCCAATGGCAATGGCGTACATCAGCTGGACGGCACGATCGCCCGACTGGCGATCTGGCCGAACACGCGGCAGCCAAACGCTTTTCTGCAGCAGATCGCGCCTTAAGGCCTTTCCGTCATTCGCGCTCAATCCGGAGCCATCGTCAGACACAGGAAATCGCGATGAACGACACCGTCTCGTCACAGAGAGCGGCGCCGGCACCGTTGCCCGCGCCGCCGGAAGATATCCACGCGCTCGTCGAGCGCTGGTGGGCCGATCATTTTCCGGGCTCGCCGGTCGCCGCGACGACCGCTGCCTGGAACCATGCCTTCGCCGCCAAGGAAGAGCTGAAGCGGCGGCTCGCCAATCTCAGTTCGGAGGAACACTGACATGCAGCTCGCTTTTGGCGCTGGGGCGCTGTGGGGCAACCGCACCGACGTTACCGGCGCGGGCATTGGCCCCGACCAGTTCGCCATCCTGCAGGACGTCCAGATCGACTGGGACTGGCAGACCAAAGAGCTTTGGGGTCAGTTCCAATTCCCGGTCGATATCGCGCGCGGCAAGATCAGCGGCAAGGCAAAATATGCCCGCATTTTTGGCGCGATCTATGGCGATTTGTTCTTCGGCCAGGTGCCGGCGACCGGTCAGCTGACCGTGTCGGAGAACGAAGCGCAGAACGTCCCGGCGACGACGCCCTACACGGTGACGGTCGCCAATGCCGCGACATTCTCCGACGATCTCGGCGTCTTCTACGCAACCGGCGCCAATGCCGGCGAACGCTTCACGCGAGTCACCACGCCCTCGGCGGCGGGGCAGTATTCGGTGAACCTGGCAACTGGCGTCTATACCTTCAGTGCCGGCGACGCGAGCGCCTCGCTGCTGATCTCGTATCTCTATGCGCCGAATACGCCGGGCAAGAAACTCGTCATCACCAACCAGCTGATGGGCTTTACTCCGGCGTTCAAGGCAACGTTCTACACGCAGAAATCGACACTCGGCGTGCCGGCCGGGCTGGCGCTGGTGCTCAACGCGTGCACCGCGACCAAACTGTCGCTGCCGACTAAGACCGATGATTACGAGATCCAGGAATTCGATTTTTCCGCCTTTGCCGACTCGACCGGGACGATCGGCACGCTATCGACGCTGGAGTAACCTTCAGGCTGTGTCCGCACCCAGTGGTGCCTCTTTCGTTCGTCATACCGGCGAAGGCCGGTATCCAGCCATCAAACGCATGAGCGGTGGAAGCCTGGGTCCCGGCCTTCGCCGGGACGACGGGCCTTTGCTTCAAAGGAGTCTCATGACTGAAACCAAAATCACGCTCGGCGGCCGCGATTTCGCGATCGAGCCGCTGAAGCTCGGCCAGTTGCGCGCGTTGCTTGACGCGCTAGACGATCTGTCGGGCAAGACCGGCGGCGCGGTGATCGATGCCGCGGCACGGGTCATCCAGGCGGGCCTGGTTCGCGCGCTGCCCGACATGTCGCTCGACGATGTGCTCGAGCTTGAAGCAACGATGGACGAGGTGACCGCAGCGGTCGCGGTGATCCTCGGTGTCGCCGGCCTTAACCGTCCAGGGGAGACCAAACCGGGGGAAGCCGTGCCGGTGGCGGTGACGCAGGGGGAGGCGGCTGCCGCGAGCAGCTAGCCACGATCTACGGCGCACTCGCCACCGGCTGTGGTTATCCCTATGCCGTGATCGACAGCATGACACTCGCCGAGGCCGGCGAGATTTTTGCTCACTGGATCGACAACCCGCCAGTTCATGTAATGGTTCAGGTGATCGCCCGGATGCTCGGCTGGAAGCCGGTGGAGAAGACATCGCCGTCTTTTTCCGATGTCGCGGCGATGGCGCCGCCTGGCCTGGCGATTGTCGCGAATGGCTCGCTCGGGATGCCGGCGCCGGTGCTCGATATCGAAGCGCTGCGTCGGCGTAACCGCGCGCGGTTGGCGAATAATGGCGGTCGGCTGTAGCCTCTGCGCGAAAAGCGCAGGGAGGCGCGGATGCGGGGGCTGGCGGCGGCGCTGATGCTTGTCATCGCCGGGGCGGGGCAGGGGGTGGCGGCTTCGTCGTCGACGCCGGCACCGGCCATTTCACCCGAAGAGGCCCATGCCGGCTGCGTCCATACCCAGTTACGTGCCTGCATGATCTCGCTGGGCACGGCTTTTTGGTTCAACATGGAGGTCGTGACCGCGCAGATCGCCAAGCGCAACGAGCTCGATGTCAACGGCCGCACGGCGCACCGCAAGATCGTTGTCGACGTCAAGGTGCCAAAGCGCGACGAGCTGGTCGGCATCACACTGGTTCTTGGCTCGCCTGCACCACCGCGGCGCTGACCGGCGCGACGGCGGCGGACAGCACCAGCGCCGGCGCCGCTGCGGGTGGAGGAGGGTTCTTCTCCTGGCTTGGCGGGCTCTTCAGCTTTGGCGGCGGCGGCATCGTGCCATCGGCGGCGGGTGGCTGGGCCGTGCCGAATTTTGCCGGCGCGACCCCGGCGCTGCTCCATGCGCGCGAGATGGTGCTGCCGGCCGACATCTCGCAGGGCTTGCAAGGCATGATCGCCGGCGGCGCGGGCGATGCGCATTTTCACGCGCATTTCCACGGCCCCGCCGACGCGCCGTCGATCAATCGCTGGTTCCGCGACAACCTCAAGAACAATGCTGGCGCGGTCCGTGACCTATTTCGCCAGAACGCCCTGACCCCGCGCAGTTTTTAAGACGCTTTCATGACCGCGATTTTCCCAACGCTGCCGGGGCTCGGCTGGAGCGTCAGCAAGGCGCCGCGCTTTGCGACACGCATTCAGCGCGCCGTATCGGGCCGTGAGTTGCGCGTGCTGGATCAGCCGAACCCGATCTGGAGCTGGACGCTGACCTACTCGATGCTGCGCGACGAGCGCGACACGCGCGCAACCAGCGGCCCCGGTGTCGGCTATGACGAGCTGCGTACGCTGATGGGGTTTTTCCTTCAGCAGCAGGGGGCGTTTCAGCCGTTTCTGTTCAATGACCCGACCGACGACACGGTGAGCGCGCAGGCGATCGGCACCGGCAACGGCAGCGCCACCGTTTTCCAACTCGTTCGCTCAATGGGCGTGGCGCTGCCGGGCGGCGGGTTTGCCGAACCGATCACCGCGCCAAACACGGTCTCGGCGATCTATTTCGACGGAATCGTGCAGAGCGCTTCAGGATACAGCATCGATCCGGCAACCGGGCTGGTGACGTTCACCGTACCGCCGCCCGCGGGTCAAGTCCTCACCGCCGACTTCACCTATTACTTCCGCGTCCGCTTTGCCGACGACACAGCCGATTTCGAGAACTTCCTCTACCAGCTCTGGGCGCTGAAGCAGGTGAAGCTGCAATCGGTCTTTGTCTAGCGCCAACTTGTCATTCCGGGGCATCGCGGAGCGATGAACCCGGAACCCATGATCACGGACCTGAGCAAGTTTGGCACAGGCTCGTGTTCATGGATTCCCGCTTTCGTGGAATGACAGCGGAACTGTTTCCACCATCAGGGGAAACACGATGCGACCGGCTTCCTCCGCGCTGCAGAGTTATCTGGCGGCGAACGACATGTTTGCCGTCATCGATCTCTACACCTTCGCGCTGACCAGCGGGACGGTGTTGTACTACTCGGGTTGGACGACCCCGCTGACCATCCCCGGCACCGCGTTTGCCGCCGGCAGCCTCAATTACAATGCCACCGGCTGTACGAATTTCGCGCTCGGGCCGCGGTTCGACCGCTCGATGGTGTCGACCAAGATCGGTGTCGAGCCGACGGAGCTAGATATTTCGATTTTGGCCGGCGCGAATGACCTGGTCGGCGGGTCGAGTTTTGCCGATGCGGTGCGGGTCGGGCAATTTGATGGCGCAACCGTCGAGCTCGACCGATTTTTCGCACCGCCGCAGCCCGACGGATCCGGTGGCCCGGCGACAAATCTCGGCGCGATCGTCTGGTTTTACGGCCGTGTCGCCGAGACCGATGTCGGCCGCAGCAAGATCGAGATGAAGGTGAAGTCACTGCTGAACCTGCTCGCGCAGCAACAGATGCCGCGACGGCTCTATCAAGCCGCCTGCACGCATGTTTTTGGCGACGCGATGTGCAGCTTCAACCGGGCCAGCCTAGCTGCGACGATCACGGCGCAAACTGGATCATCCCAGGCCGCTATCGTCACCACGCTATCACCGAGCCCGTCGACGCTCTACGACCAGGGGACGATCATCGCCACCAGCGGCGCCAATATCGGGCAGAGCCGCACGATCACCCAGCTTTCCGGCGGCACGATCTCGCTGCTGAAGGCGTGGCTCGAACCGGTTGCGGTCGGCGACGGGTTTCAGTTGTTGCCGGGTTGCGACCACACGCTGGCGACCTGCCAGAACAGCTTTAACAATTTGAGCCATTTCGGCGGGTTTCCCTATATCCCGCCGCCCGAGCTGGCGGTCTAGGCATGGATGCGCGCGCCGCAATTGTCGCCGAGGCCCAGGAATGGCTCGGCACGCCGTTTCATCATCAGGGGAGGGTCAAAGGTGGCGGTGTCGATTGCGCGATGCTGCTCGCCGAGATTTATCACCGCTGCGGGCTCGTGCCTTTTGTCGACCCCGGCTACTACCCGCCCGATTGGCATCTGCACCGTGATGCCGAGCGCTATCTGGAAAAGCTGATGCCTTATGCGCGCGAGCTGTCCGGCCCGCCGGCGCCCGGCGATGTCGCGGTGTTCCAGTTCGGCCGCACGTTTTCGCACGGCGCGATCGTCACCGACTGGCCCCGCCTCATTCATGCCTATTGGCGGCGTGGTGTCGTGTGGGGTGATGCGACGCTCAACCCGCTTGTCGGGCGCAAGGTGCGGTTTTTTGGGGTGATCGATGTTTGATCTTGCGCCGGCGGGGAAGGGCGGCGGCCCGACGCCCTTTGTCAACGCGTTCAACAACCCAACGCTCGGGTCGCTCCGGTACAATACAAGTCAAGCGGGCAGCCCGATTTTCATCTGTTATGGGACGCAGCGCGTCTCGGTGAATCTGCTCGAGTTCTGGAATTTCCAAGGCTCGGGAAGCAGCAGCAGTTCGAGTGGTGGCGGCAAGGGGCTGGGCAGCAGCGGCAGCAAGAAAGGCGCAAACCAGCAATACTCGGTCGATGTCGCGTTTGGCATCTGCCAGGGGCCGGTGAGCTTTACCGGGTCGAGCTGGGGCACTGGCGGCAACAACCGCATATGGGCCAATGGCGGCATCACCAACGGTCTCGGCAATGCCGGGCTTAATGGCTATGCCGGCAATGACGGGCAATCGCCCGACCCGGTCTTTGCCAGCTCTGACGTGAACCAGCCGGTGATCGGCTATTCGGCATCTGCTACGTGACCGGCACGCCGATGAATCTGGGGTCGTCCTCGGCGTTGCCGGACATCTCCTTTGAGATCACCGGTTTCGAGCAAGGCACCGCCGGGCCGGGCTATCCCAATGACGCGCGCCCCGACCTGATCGTCGGCGATCTGCTGACCAACCCGCGCTACGGCGCCGGGTTTCCCGCGGCCAATCTCGATGTCTCGGGTTCGCTCGCCGATTGGGGCAATTATTGTCAGGCGGCGCAGCTGGCGATGTCGCTGCTGCTCGACTCGCAGCAGCCCGCGGCGCGCTGGCTCGAGGAGATGACCGAGCTCAGCGTCGCCGCTGTCGTATGGTCGGGGACGCTGCTCAAGATCATTCCTTACGGGGATCAGGCGTTGTCGGCCAACGGCGCGAGCTGGACGCCAAACCTCATTTGGCAATACAGCCTGACCGACAGCGATTTCCTGCCCTGGTCGGCCGATGGGAGTTCAGGTGGTGGGTCAGGGGCGACCGATCCGGTGCTGCTGACGCGGAGCGACCCGGCGCAAGCGACCAACTGGCTTTCGATCGAATATCTCGACGCCGACAACAGCTACAACCCGCAAATCATCGCCGCGTTCGACCAGGGCACGGTCGACCAGTACGGGCTGCGCACCGAGCCGTCGATCCAGGCGCACGAATTCACCAACCCGGCCAGCGCATCGATCTCGGCGCAGCTGATGCTCCAGCGGCGGCTTTATGTCCGCAACACGTATCAATTCAAGCTCGGCTGGAAATACGCGCTGCTGGAGCCGATGGACATCGTGCTGATCACCGACACGACACTGGGCCTCAACGCCGCGCCGGTGCGCATCACCCAGATCGACGAAAACGAAAACGGCGAGCTGACCGTCACCGCCGAGGAAATCCCGGGGGTGACACCGTGACCGGGACGATCACGCCGATCGGCGTCGGCACGGCTGTGCTGCACCCGAAACAGGCGACGGCCGGCGCGCCGCTCGACCCGTTTGTCGATCCCGGCAACACCAACGCGCCGATCATCTTTGGGCCGCCCGCGGCGCTGACCGGCGGCGCGGTCGAGGTCTGGATCATCGCCACCGGCGGCGCCGATTGGGGCGGCTGCCAGGCGTGGATTTCGACCGACGGCAATCATTACGGGCTCGCCGGCACGATCTATCGCGGTGCGCGGCAGGGCGTGCTGACCGCGAGCCTGCCAGCCGCCGCCGACCCCGACACGAGCGACACGCTGGCGGTCGACCTGACCGAGTCACAGGGGCAGCTTTTGTCGGGCACCCAGGCCGATGCCGACGCCTATGTCACGTTGTGCTATTGCGGCGGCGAGCTGGTCTCTTACGAGACCGCGACGCTGACCGCCGCCTATAAATACGGCCTCAGCTATCTGCGGCGCGGCGCTTATGGCACGACGATCGCGACGCATGTTGCCGGCGCGCCGTTTGCGCGTTTCGGACCAAACGACCCGTCGCTGTTTCGCTACGGTTATCCGGCGAGCTTTGTCGGCCAGACGATTTATCTCAAGCTGCCGGGGTTCAATATTTTCGGCCAGGCCTTGCAGGACCTCGCCGCCGTCACGGCCTACAGCTACACGCTGCTCGGCACCGGCGGCATGTCGGTCGATGTGATCGCCTCGCTTGCCTCGGGTGTCGACCAGGATTGGGGCGCTGTCAGTAGCAGCGTCACCGCGCAGGCCGACCTAGCGTCGATCACCGCCCCGATCGGCTACGACATCAGTCTGGGCGGTTTGCCTTAGCCACTTCTTGTCATTCCGGGGCATCGCGCAGCGATGAACCCGGAACCCATGAACACGGACTGCTCTAGGTTGGCATGGGCGCGGTCCATGGATTCCCGCTTTCGCGGGAATGACGAAAAACGATGGAGAGTCTCTTGTCTCACACCCAGGTTCAATGGGCGCGCGGCAACACGTCTTCGGTTGCCGCGTATACCGGCCCGATCGGCGAGTTGGTACTCAACACCGATGATTGGAGCGTGCAGGCGCAGGACGGCGTCACGGCCGGCGGTTGGGTGGTCCGGCCGCGTCTCAATGTGCGCATCGTCACCGGTGCCGGCACGCAAAGCGTCAACATCACCGACGATCTCATCGCCTGGCAGCCGGGCACACCGGCGACGACGACTTTTACGCTGCCGTCGAGCCTGCGCGTCGGCGAGGTGCATGCGTTCAAGTATCTTGCGGCGAGCGGCAGCTTTGCGATGACCGTCGCCGCGCCGTCCGGCCAGACCATCGACGGCGCCGCCTCGACCTCGCTCAACACGCTGTACGCGACGGTAAAAATCGTTTTTATCGGCGGCACCCAATGGAGCGTCGTGTCGTGAGCCGGTCTGCTGGCGACGGTCGGGCCTGGCGATGAGCTTGCGGTTTGTCGAGATGCTGCATCCACATTTCAGTCCCGACATCACGCTCGGGCATTTGCTGCAGGCCGCGGTTGTGCTGGTGACAGGCGGCGGCGGTATCCTCGGCGGCTATCTCAGCCTGCGCAGCGATGTCGACACGCAGCGCGCTGAGTACCGTGTCGCCCTTGCGGCACATGAGGCGCGACTCACCGAGGCCGAGCGCGAGCTCGACGATCGCCGCCGTGAGGACCGCCAGTTCCAGACCGAGATGCGCGCACAGATCGAGCGCGTGATGGAAGCGATCGGCGGGCTGCGCACCGAGCTCGTGCAAAAGCAAAACCGGCGCTAG